GTTTACTCCTTCACTTTGTAAAGCACACGATGTTATTTCTTTTGATGGGAATAGACTCTTTATTACAGCAGCATCTTTCCTGCTACTTGTAACTATTAATATTTCGCCACTATCAGGCAATTGAGTCCATAACTCCCAGGTTGAAAAATCATTATTATTAGTCCACTTCTCTGATTTAGGAGCAAACGGCTGATAAATCTTAAATGTTTGCAATCCATCCTTCTCTTCCACAAACGCATAAGCTAAGCTCTTAGCCACGTTGCATGCTCCATTGACAAAGTAGTGTGAAATTGGGTATATCATGCAGTATTCAAGCTGTTCCTTCCCTAATCCGTACTTTTTCTGCCAGTACTCTCTGTCTCTAATCATCCATGGTCTAATCTTTACAGTTATACGCAACTTATAAGTAATTATACTTTTCTTATTTTTTACATAAGACTTTATTGGGGAAGTAGCAAATGAATTATCTATAACTTTTAAATGATTTAAATTAAAGTCTTTTGCAATCTTATTAAATGTAGAGACTTTAGAACCTAATCTAAACAACCTCATAACAAATAAAAAGCAATCTCCAGACTCACCTGTAGAAAAATCCTTAAAAAATATTTTGCCATGCTCTCTGCTCATAAATAAGCTAAACGATGGTTTAGTATCTTCTCTTAGCGGACTGCTAATAGGTTTGGTTGGTATTGACCCTAAATACATCTCAAATATATCCAAATCTGTAATAGATTCTAATATATTTTTAGAATTAGGAAGTTCCTTGTGTTCTACATTCTTTCCAAAAGCCATATGTTTGTGTTTTAAGTTAATAAAAAAGAGGATGCAAGTTAATGCATCCTCTTGTAATATACTAATAAAATATTAGCATCCTTATAGCCAGCCTTCTGGATCTTCCGACTCAGAACCAGCGTCAGCTGTAGCAAAGATATCAACTTGATTGGTATTATCACTGCTAATTACTGTTGGTGTAATCTGGTGCTCACAAAGAATAAAGTCATTTTTACCAAACTCAACATTACCAAAAGAGCCTGCGGCTTTAGACTCTTCCAAGTCTTTTGCAAGCCACTTGAATTTTGTAGCCTTATTGCTTGGTATAGTAAACTGACGTAATGTATGTTTGTTAAAACATGCCTGAACTAATTTACCATCTCCTTTAGTTTTAACCCCTAATAACACACCAATCTTGTTGTTAGTGCCATCAATGATAGACTTAAGCAGGCCAACATCTCCTTTAAAGATTTTCTCCCAATTGTCCTTATCAATTCTAGCATAAGCTTCAGACACATCTGAAACCTTGTCTAAATTAAAAGGTAAATTCAATAGGTTTACTAAGAAAGAAATTAATTCAATCTCGCCTCTTTTTGCAACTTTTAAACCATCGGTGTTATACCAGGACATGTTGTCGGGGATATCTTTGTCCTTGATAGCCTCACCTGTTAACCAAGTGTCCTTACCAAATGAATTAATAACCCTGTACTTTCCAGAAGCAGACTTATGGTGTGTATCACCAATATAGAACTGAATCTTGGTTGTAATAGAGTTGTCTTCATTAGCCAAGAAAAAGTCTAATCTGATTTGCCCAACCTCTCTTTCTCCATCGCCGTCAGTAACTTTAGTGGTTCCTATGTATTCTGGAGTGAAATTTAATTCACGACCATACATAGATTCAAGCTCTGTTTTTGTAGGGTTAACCGCTACAACCTTGAAATTTTCAGCTCCAGTATATAACTTTATTGCCGAACCTTCTTTTACTTCTACTTCTTTACCAAATGCACTCATAAATTTTACTTTTTTTTTAAAAATTAATTATTTTACTATTTATAATACTAACTCCACTCTTCTATTCCTTCAGAAGCTTGGGCTCTTTGAAATACAGGAGAAGCTTCCTCTTCTTGGACTACTTGATCTTGAACAGAATTAACCACTTCTTCAGCTGTCATTTCAACATTGTTAGTTTCAATAACATTCTCAGCTACATCATTCATTGAAGAAGGAAATGTAGTATCTGCTGCTAAATTCTCTTTATCTTCATTAGGAACTGAAACAGTCTCTAAGGAATAAGCTTCAACTGAATCAGAAGCAAATGAAACTAATTGAAACTCAACATCTGCAGTTTCATCTATGCTTAAAAAGCTAAATATTTCCTTACACATGTGAGAAGATGTAATTGCCTTACTCTTTTCATTAGATTCACCATGAGAAACCTTATTCTTAGATGTTTTGTAAGAAACCATGTCTCCAGTTTCACCATCAATTGTAGCCATGTTGGCTATCAATACTTGCCTAGTATCTTCTACTGGAGCAAATATTAATTCCTGCACATCACCAACTTCAAGATTCAACAACTCTGAAGCCATCTTGTTTAATAATATTCTACGAGATTTCTTCGCACCTTTAATTCCTTCCACAGTTAATACCGGGATAGTTTCATGCTTTTCAAAAGAAGCTAGTCTTGTTGATCCGCTTAATTTTTTTGTACCAAATACAATGTTCATAATTTTACTTTTTATTTTATGATTTAATAATAATGGGAGGGCTTTCACCTCCCTTTGCTTAATTCTTACTCTCCTTCTTCGTAAATCCTAACAGCTTCTAAAACAACTTTCATGTCGTTAGGTATTATACTTGCGCCGAACATTTCAGATGGACTTTTAGCCATATTAGTAGTGTTGTTTTGGGTCATAAAGCCATAACTTACGTCATTTCCTTTCTTCTCCACAATAGTTTCTAATATTATACTAAACATTCCTTCTGGCTTAACAACGTCCTGGACTAACTTTCCTCCTGGAACACCAAATACAGTTTTATCTACGCCGTTAAAGCTCTTGACTTCTGTGTGAGCGAGAACTAATACGGTTAAGTCATCTCTTAATCCATCGATACCTTTTAATGTCTTATAAACATTATCACCCATCTCCGTAAATTTAGAGTAACCTACTGTTTTGGCTTTATCCATAAACTCACCAATCATAGCATATGTAATTGTATCAATTACAACCACTTTAATGTCTGGTCTGTTTTTAGATATAAAGTTCATTGCTCCACGAATCTTATCCCAACTTGTTGTCTTTAAAAAATTACATGTGTTTGGATTAAATAATCCAGAAGCAGGATCTAAAGATACATAGTTCTTTTTCCAACCTCTAAAAGGTAGTGCTTTTTCATCAGGACAGATAATAAAAGTTTCTTTAGGATCTAATGAACCTAATGAGAAAGTCTTACCTGTTCCACTATAACCTGTTATTAAAATTTTGTTTGCCATCTACTTTTCTTTTTTTAATTGTTTTACACTATTGTTGTACGCAGCTTGAAGGATATCTTTAGATATTAAAAACACAATTTCTCTTGTAGAAAATGTTTCCTCAATCTTCTTTGCCAATGTTGCTACTGGATTCTCTTTTGATGAATCAACTACCAGGTTTTTGAATAATTGCTCATGACGCTCACTAAACCCTTCAATGTCTGTTATCCCGCAGGAATTCAAGTCATTATCAAAGTTAGTTGTATCATAATCTCCAAATGCTGATATGCTTCTTTTTGCTTCTTTTCTCTTAAAGAAGTCTTCACTTTTACCCATACTTTATATGTTTAAATATTAGTTAAATATACTCATTTACTGCGACTTAGCCAAACTTTTTGGTAACTATCTCATATATTTTAGACCACTCTGGCAATCCTGTTAAGCACTTGTCGTCTATATACATGTCAGCTGATATTTTTCTACAATCTGCACCATATTGCTCAATTATATGAGGAAAATTACAATTAACATAATGGTAATTAACCTCATTATCGTTTAACCAATTTATAGCATCAGACAAAGCCACTCCCTCTCTACAGGTATTTATAACAATACCATATCCACTAGATATTAACATCTGTATATAGATTGATGCATGTTTTCTTTTTTTTCCTAATGCAGGATAATTACTTTCACATATTGTCAAGTCAAAATCAATAGCCAATATGGCTTTAAAGTTTGTTTGATATTTTCTAATTTGTCCCATTATACTAATTTTAATTGTTTAACTTTTTCTAATAAATCTTCAATACTACCATCATTCTCAATAACATGGTCAAAATCATAATTATCTAAAGCTGTTTCTGAAGGGTGTTCTTTACTCAATAAATGTTTTGGAATATGTATTCCTTTATCCATTAAAGCTGTTTCTTTGTCTCTATTAACTCTAATAACAACACCACCTCTATCTTTAATAGCTTGAGCTTCATTAGGAAATCTAACATCTGTTATTATCCATCTAGAGCCAGTTGTATAAGATTCTGATTCGTCTATAACTCCATTATATGATACTTCTACCGTATTAGGTGT